GGCATCGGAGAAGTCGCATTCATCTGAGGCTGTCCCATCGGTTGACCCATCGGCATAGACGTTACAGCTACCATAGAATTATCTCCAAATAAATTTTATCTGTTCGCAGTGTAGCAATAAAATAAAATTTAATCAATCACCTCAAGTAATCCATTTTTAATCATGCTACCAGCTAAAGCATCCCTGTCATGAAAATAATAATCCTTCCCATTCCATTCACACATCTCCATCGCAGAACGGCGCATAAACAAACGCTCAGACTCAAGGCCAAAAGATAAAGGACCATATCTGCGTACCTGCATCACAGGAACAACCTCAGCAGGAGTTTGCGCAAAGAAATCAAACTGATCACCGTAATTTAATCGGTATTTAGGCATCAACTGGTTCTTTGTGCGAGATTAAATCATTAATGAAATCATCAGGAGTTCTAAAAAGATTACTCACGCTCATTAAAATAACCCCACCATTGCACTTTTCATTCCAAACGCCACTCAAAGAACGTCTAAAGTCATCTTCAGAACGATTAAAAAACGCTTCCTTGTAACGCGCAAAGAAATCTTTATCTAACTTTAATCCCGCAGCATCATAAGCCGCTACAAATGCAGGAAGAATCTTTTTCATATCAACCCAATTCTTTTCAGACAAATGACGAAACCAATCATCTTCAGTCAATCTATCAAAGCTAATGTGATAATTCCCATTAAGGCTTAGGTGTTTAGTCTTAGTATCAATTTCCCACTTCATAATATTCTCCTTTTCCATTTCATGTGATAGCGTATGGGAAGATAAGGGAGGCGTCAATGGATTTTTTTGAAAAAAATTTTTGAGGGGGTCTATGGGACCCATAGTAGGTGAAAAGTTTTTTTGGGGTAAATGTTTGAGTAAAACACTGTGTAAGTCTCAGCCTGACCGACATATCTAAAAAGGGGGGGGCTAGGCCAAATAAGCCCCGATACCGAACATTTGTTCGGGTTGCGTAGGGTACCTTAGAAAAAGAAGAAGCCCACACTAGGTGGGCTTATTTGGTACGTTATGGGATTGTTTAGTAGTCTCTATACCTGTATCTTGTTCTGTTGCTGTCATTATCGGAATATTTGGGGTTTGGTTTGTCATATCCCTTATCGCCAAATACAACGCAATCAGTTTGTGGATCAATTGGAAAACCTGTATCTCCATACATTCTATTATCGTGAATACTATGAACGAAATCTGGCTCTCCAAATACGCGAACAGCGTTTGTAAATTGTTGCTTTGTTCTGAACCCTACAAAGTGAATATATCTTTTCATAATCTTTTACCTTTTTTGCTAGATAGGTGGCGCGCTATTACGCCACCTTAATTATTATAGTGTTAGATAGTTACCTATCTAGTGCCTGTATTCTACCCATCCAGAATTCATAATCACTATCATCTAGGCTTGCCCATATTGACGGGTTGCCTATTCTAGTATCTGGCATTAGTTGCGAGCCACCTTGAACTGTTTCAGTCCATCCTGCTCTGACCTCGTAGCGCGTCATATCGGTTCCATCGCCATAGCTCGCACCTTGCGCTTGCATCGTATGGGTAGTGACGTTTTCATCTCCAACGCGCGATCTTATCTCACTAACAGCGGCGCGAACGCGGCTCTCAGAACATCCTGTGGCGTCCATTATATCACGCGTTGTCGCGCCACCTTGAACTGATCGCATCATAGTATATTGAACGCCAACGCGCGCACCATTTCGAAATGGTTGCTCTGGCGTTGTATGGTCAATTGTTCGCGTTGCTGTTCTTTCAATGCGATTGCGTTCGCTATGGTCAATTAAGTTTAAAAGAAATCGAACCCATTTTACAATCTTTTCAACATCCAACGTTCCCGCCGCTTGTCTAAACTCAACTGTCCCATATGTTGCCCACGGCAATAAATTGATAGTTGAAAATTTGCCATTCGTTGCGCGTTGCAATTCCTGTATTGTGGTAGCCGCTTCTATTCTAGGCAATGAAATACGTTCTGCCATTGAGAATTCACGGCGCGAACGCGGCAACATTGAGTTGATGCCATTATGTGAGCTTTGCATGCGAGTGTATCTCCACATTACATCTTTAACTAAAACAGCGTCCATTGGCTCGCCTAGATCGCCGTTGTAATAGGCACCTGTTGCTTCGAACGCATCAATACTTTTACGCGTCCATTCGTTTGCATCAACACCACCTTGCAAAGGTGAGTTTGAGATATGAACGTGAAAACCACAATTTGATCTAATAGTCGCGCCCATTTCTTCCAAAGCTTGGCAAGCCTCTTGTATTCTTTCAATTGCATAATCACCCATTGCCAAGACACAACTTATTGTTTCGCCGCTTACATTGTGAGAAGCATCATTATCATGCTTCCAACCTTTTATTCCACGTTGCGTAAATCCAACGCGCGCTTGTTGCCAAGTTAAATCTGAGTATTCTAATTCAATTCCAAATGGATAAGTCATTGTTTTTGTTACCTTTTTTACTAGAATGGTCAGGCACGCCGCCCTCCCTTAAAAAGACATTATCCCATATTATCCCATATAACAAGGGAATAAAGCGAATAATTGTAAAGTTTTTTAAAACCATTGGAACGCATAACATTGCTATAGGTTAAATAAAGCGAACAAGTTTGAATTTTTTTTACAATTATAAGGAACGCACATATGTGTGTATGTGTATATGTGTGTATATATGTATGTTTATATATGTATATATGCCCCGACCCCGACCCCGAAAGCCCGAAGCCCGACCCGATCCCGAAAGTTCGGCTGCGGTCCTGCCGGACTAACCCGAACAATTGTTTGGGTTGTTGCTGCTCACGCGCTGCCGGAAATTTTTCAGGATCTGCTGCGTGCTGCCGCTGCGCTGCTGCGAGTCCGGGCGTAACCCGAACAATTGTGCGAGTTGTGCTGCTTGCTGCGGCTGCGTTTTCTGATTCTAACTTTCTACTGCTGCGGGCAGCGAGTCATCTTGCTGCTGCTGACTCAGCTGCACCCCGAATAACCCGAACAATTGTTTGCTTTGTCATCTCGTGCTGCGCTGCCTGAAAAAAATTTTCGCAGCAAGTTTACGATATGGGGATGAAAGTTGCAGCAGTTTCTCTTCTGTGTGCTGCTTTTGGCTGCCCCGAACCCGAACAATTCTTCGGTTTATAACCCCGATTCAAAATTTTCGCTGCGCCGGGCGTTTTGCTGCTGCCGCTAACCCGAACAATTTATCGGCTTATATCCCGGCGAATAGCAGCCTGAATCATGAGTCCCGATCCCGAACAATTTGTCGGGTTACGGTCCAGACAAAGTGATGGCAGCCCGAATCTTTATTTTTTTCTAATGGATTTTAAAGAGCGCTGAGGCTATCCCGAACAAATTTGCAACCCCGAACCCGAACAAGTTTGCTTCAGGCGCTAGGCGGTGCGTTTCTGGGCGTCTAAGACCCCGTAAGCCGACCCGCACGGGGCGCAACCTGCGCTATACAGCTTCTTCGTTATCGTATGTTATGTTGATTTGTTCGGTTTTTGTGGGATTTGCTTCAGGTGTTACATCAATCATGCGATCTTTAGCACGCGTCATAAATTCCTGTAGTTGTTCAACGATTTGATCTCTCGTTAAGTTCTCAACGTTTTCGTGTGTTACATGGCTACGAGCTACCATAAGCCCCGTTACCTTCAGTCTGAGTTCTTCTGCCTTAATAGCCGCCCCGAAGTTCCCTGCTTCCCATGCTTCATCTCTGAGTCGTTGCATATCCCGAACAGATTTGGTTACAGACACCCCGTACTTGCTTTCGAGTTCCTGTCTCATTTCTTCCATTCGCTCTTTAACAACTGGATTGTTAAGAAGCTGAACGGCTCTCACATTCGGCGACTTATACCCTGCCGCACGAGCCGCACCCGTCTGGGTCATATCTTTATGAATATAATTATCTAAAAACTTTTGCTGTTGTGGCTGCAACCTACGTCCGCCCTTTTCTATTTGTTCTCCGACCTTTGGCATTTACAAACCTTTTAACTTACAGCACCCCTTAAATATAACCCAACAATAAAAAAAGAACAAGCCCATAACAAACCAATAGTTCCCACACTGGAACAACTTTCCTGAGATCACAAATCACATCGGGGGGTTTTGTTATATAACCCCCCCTATAAGGGGGGTGACGCAGTTGACGTAAAATAACCTATTGATTTTAAACAACATTCTACGTCAAAACGCAAAACTGACGCAACTGACGCAAACTACCTAAACTATTGAAAACAAACAAAACTCTACGTCAACATCAACTGCGTCAGGTTTTGACGTAAAAAAAGTTGACGTAGAAAATCGTTTAAAATCAATGCATAACTTTTCTTATGTTTTTTCTTGACCGCAGCGCATATAGTGGGTATATATGGGATATTCTAGCAAACGGAGTATATAAAATGCAGACGATTACAACAAAATATATTGGGCCAACTGAAAGAAGATGTTCAAGAATTAAGGTCACACATTCTGGCAATTACGCAAGTATTATCATGAGTTATGATCACGCGTTAAATGCTGAAGAAAATTATATTGTAGCCGCTAAGTTGCTTGCTGAACGTCTTAATTGGGATGGTCAATTTATTGGCGGTCATACAAAAGATGGCATGGTTTTTGTAGATGCAAAGCCTGTTTATGATTTCACAGTAAAAAGCAAAGCGCCCGAATTAACTACAACCAAATCAATTGATGAAATTGCAGAAGCACTAGGAGCCGCATAATGTTACTTAAACTTAAAAATATTAAGCGCACTGAGTGGGCGAGCCAAGAAACGCATTGTTATCAGGCGTCTTTGTATGTAGATGGCAAGCCTGTTGCTGTTGTAAGCAATGATGGTCACGGCGGTTGTGATCGCGATTATTCGCACCCGAAGTTTAAGGGTGACTATCGCGCTAAGATGAATGAGATTAACGATCATTTCAAATCTTTGCCGCCTTCACCTTTTAGTTACGAGGGCGCAAATGGCGTTATGATCCATGATAGCTTGGATCAATCTTTGGAGTCTTGGTGCAGTGATCAGGTCAACAATTGGCTTTCTGAGAAGGAATTAAAGCGCAATTTAAAGTCTCATGTTTTAATGCAAATCAAAGGCAAGGACGGAATTTATCAAACCAAATTTCACCCAACTGTAACCAAGGGTGAATGGGTAACTAATAAGCATTCGGGTCAGACTAGGCGTATCTTAAATGATATGGATTTTTCCGATGCTTTAACTTTATGGAAGGAAAGTGCATAATGTTTTATATGGCATATGGAATGAACACCAACCGCGATTCTATGGCGGTTCGGTGTCCACAAGCAAAACCTATGGGCGCGTTTTACTTGCCAGATCATCGGCTAGTATTTCGCGGCGTTGCTGACTTTGTTGCAGACGTTGAAAGCGTTCTACCTGTTGTACTGTGGGAAATTACGCCCGATTGCTTGCGTTCTCTGGACGCGCTTGAAGGCTATCCACATTTTTACAATAGGCGCAAACTAAACGGCGCATGGATTATTTACGAAATGGTTGATCAATCGCGCACTAGTTTACCTAGTGAGCATTACTATCGTATGATTGAAGAAGGCTATAAAGATTTTGGCCTTGATGATTGGCATTTACGCCACGCGAGAGCAGATGCAAAGGAGCAAGCCGCATGATGTACCACTTACAGCAAACCGACACTAGCGGGAAAGTTCATTTAATTCCCGCTATTAAGGTTTCTATGACCGCTATGGAAATTTCATGGTTAATCGAGGGCTTAGATGCCCTCGTTTTGCCTAGTAGATCAAAACGCGTTAAACGTAGTTTGAAGCGCGCACTTACCGAAATTGAAAAGGAAGACACAAAATGACTAAAACAAAGAAAAATAACAAACCTTGGACAGCCGCAGACGATGCAGAGTTAATCCTTATGCGTGAGGCTAAAACGCCAACAAAGGAGATTGCCAGAGCGTTAAACCGAACGCCTTCGGCGGTTATGAATAGAATT